AGCGTATAGTGGTGGGGCAGCGAGTTTGCACCTCCTGCCCCTGGCCACGATCCCCTGGAGACCATGACCGATCAAGATTACACGACACCATCCGACGCAGAACTAAAGACATTTGCCTGCGAATGGTGGAACAAGGTTGGTTTTGTTAAAGATAAAGCTACATGCACCTGGGTGATTGACGAAATCGACCCAGAACACTTTGTTGACTTCTCTCGTGATCTTCTTGCCCGTTGGGGCTCGTAGTCATCATGAATGCAGAAAACAAACGGTTCATCAAACAGTTCGTAATAAATCGCCTTTGGAGCGACACCGACAAACTTCGCGTTGATCTCAGCAACTACGCGATCACCCGTGGCATCAACGATCTTGAAGCCATAGAAGAGTACGAGTATCAAGTAGAACGCATCCAAAAGATGCTTGCCTGTTACTAGGTAGTCATTACCACTAATCACCCATGACACAAGAGCATCCGATCACCCCGCCACCTGAGCTGGTGCAGCAATGGTGGGATGGCACTCACGGTGCCTTATACGAGTTTGAGGCAGTTACTACCCAAGCTGCCCGCTGGGGCAGCGACCAAGAGTTGGAGGCGTGCTGTGAGTGGTTTCAAGAGTTTTACAAAACTGAGACGTGGGTCGATCTTGACTTGAGAACCTTTCGTGCCGCTCGCCGGCCTAAACCTCAGAGCTTGAAGGAGCAGGCGCTTGCTGCCTTAAACGAGATCGAAGATAGGCACGCCGGACCGACAATTCAAGAAGAACTGATTCGTCGCGCTCTTGAACAACTCCCCGACAACGAGTAGTCGCTTCCACTTCTATGTCTGAACTTTCACCTGCCGCACAAACCGTACTGGATGCGTACTACTGCGAAAAACCGTTGGTTGGATCCAAGCGAGTTGCCGCCGCCCTGCGAGCTGCTGCAGAGCAGATTGAAAACCTGTACTGCGATGGCGATGTGGAAGACAGTCCTGGCATCGTGTTCGCCTTGCGTCAATTAATGCTTATTGCCAACGAGCTTGAAGCCCAGTAGTCACCTTCACTAATCACAATGACTGACCCCAAGATTGAACAGCGCCGCCAGGACTACCTCGAGTGGCTGTATCAGCAATCAGGCCGCACCTGCAGCACCTACACCGGGCTCTACCAGGAGCGGTTGAAAGAGCTGGTTGAGCGGGACATGCAGGAGGCAGGGCTGTGAAGGCTCTAATCGACACCGAGTACTTCCTCTACCGATGCGCTGCAGGTTCTGAACAGGAGGCCGACTGGGGCAACGACTGCTGGACCTATGTCTGTCGTCATGACGACGCCAGAGCTGCCTTTGAGGACCGCATGGCTGAGTTCATGTCCACGCTGATGGGCTACCAGCCGGTGCTGGTCTTCGGTGACCGCACCACCTTCCGCAAAGGCCTGTGGCCCCAATACAAGGAGAACCGCCGCAAGCTGCGCCGACCGGCCGGCTACAGCGCCCTGATCGACTGGGTGATGACGACAGCCGCGGCCAGGGGCTGGGACATCGCGCGGTTTCCTGAGGTGGAAGGCGATGACGCCCTGGGCATCAGCTACGAGCCCGGGGATGTAATCGTCAGCGAGGACAAGGACATGCTCACCATCCCGGGCGAGCATTTGCGTTCTGGCGAGCTGATCGTGGTGACCGATTCGGACGCTGATCGCGCTTTCTTTGCTCAGGCTCTGACCGGTGACGCCAGTGACAACTATCCAGGCTGTCCTAAATACGGACCGGTGACAGCCCAGAAACTTCTCGCGCAGTGCCACTCACCAGTGCAGATGTGGGAGAAGGTCCTCGAGGCCTACAGGAAAGCTGAACTGACTGAGCACTATGCCCTCGTTCAGGCCAGATGCGCTCGGATACTGCGCAGAGGTGAATACGACTTCGAGAGGGGTATTCCGATCCTGTGGACCCCGCCGGTAGCCTGACCATAGATGACCTCTAGCTGTGCAAAAGCCCAGACTCACGCCTGAGCTGCTGACGTGGCTGGAGGCCCATTTCCCTGATCGGATGGTGGACCCAGATGCCACCGACCGCCAGGTCTGGCTGAAGTGCGGACAGGTTTCTGTCGTGCGCTTTCTCAGAAACGCTTACGAGGAACAGGAGGCTGACTGCCTCGACATGGAGGGATTCTGATGTGTGGCGGTGCTCCCAAGGCTCCTGATCCGAAGCCAGCGAAGATCAAGCAGCCAAAGCTGGCTGCCGCAAAAGCGGCGCAGCGGATGATGACTCAGGCGGTAATGCAGATGCAGTCGCCCAATGCGCCGCTGGCATTGGCGCAGATGAATCTGCAGCAGAGCGACAAGGACTTGGCCAATGCCGTTCAGCAAGTCCGTGATCTCAAGCTCGAGATGGCGAGCAATCAGTCAGCGCTTTCTGAGCAGGCCATGCGGATGTCAGCGCTCATGGGGCCGCCTCCGCCGGAAGAATCGGCTAAGCCCCCCACCGTTGGTCGAGATCGTGAGGACACCAGTGCCCGCCGCCGTGGGCGCGGGGCATTGCGTGTCGACCGTGTAACGGCCAGCGGTTCGGCAGCTGGCGCCGGCCTTTCTATTACCTGAGGACAACACCAATGGCAGCCAAGAAGAACAACAAGAAGGCCCCTGCGCCAACGCCTCAGCAGCAACGCCAGGCCGTGAAACAGGCCGTCGCCGCGGCTGGCCCCAAGGTCAATCAAAGGGAGTACAACCAGATCCTCAAGATCGCTGGCGACGCGACCGCTGCGGCCAAGGCGATCACCAACAGCGGCGCGGCTGTCGGTGGGCGGGTCCAGAACGTCTTTGATCAGGCTGCCGCCAGCTATGACCCTGCCTCCAGGGGTGGCGCTGGGCTGGGTATGCAGGATGCCAAATACCTGCAAAGCGTTGGTGTAAGCGACGCAGCGATCAAGCAAGCTGCTGCAAGCGCTCCATGGGTGAGCTCTGGCTTTTATAACAACTACAAGGCCGGGACAACCGGCGAGATGCTGCAAATTCAGCAGTGGATTGATTCAGTCAATGCACAGAACCAGACGTTGATTGACTCGATCAATCAACAGACGGTCACAAATCAGACTGACACCAGCGGCTTCTTGGATGAGATCAACGCTCTAACGACTGCGATCTCAGACTTGCAGCAGCAGCAGCAGGCACTGCAGGGCCCGCAAGGTGCTTATGCGGTGGTCACGTCTCAGAACGCACCAGCAGCTGGTGCCAAGACCACCAGCGCAATCGCCCCCCGTCGCAAGCCCAACCGCAACGCACTGACCATCAGCCCCGCTGCGGCTTCGTCTGCTGGCGCTGGTCTCAACATTGCCGCTTGATGCCATGAACGCCGAACAGACCTATCGCCGCCTGGTCGGCAATGGCAGGGATTGGTACCTGGACCGGGCACGGCAGGCCAGCCGGTTGACCGTGCCCTACCTCATCCCCAATACGTCAGAGCCCACCGCTCACCATCAAGAGGCGTTCCCTTTGCCTTGGAACGGCGTTGGCGCTAGGGGCGTTCACAACCTCGCCAGTCGCCTTCTCCTTGCAATCCTGCCCCCTACGCAGAGCTTCTTTCGCTTCACGATCGACGACGTGGAGATGCAGAAGCAGGAAGAGCAGATGATGCAGATGGGGCTAACGCGCGATCAGATTGCCAAGGCAAAAAGCGACATTGAGCTTGGCTTAGCTCGACTTGAACGATCGGTGCTGCGCAGCATCGAAGCATCTAACGATCGTGTGGCGATGCACGAAGCGTTGATGCACTTGCTTGTTGCAGGCAACGTCCTTCTGTACATCTCCGAAGACGGCCTGAAGTGCTACCACCTCAACCGTTTTGCGGTGTCACGGGACCCGATGGGCAACCCGCAGGAGGCTGCGGTCTGTGAAGAGCTCGCTGTGGAGAGCCTGCCGCCTGATTTGAAGGCTGAGCTCGAGGACGATGAAGACCAGGAACTGAAGGGGATTGTCGAGGCCAGTCCGCTGTCAGAGGTCCAGAAGACCGTGAAGGTCTACACATGGATCCGGTGGGAGGACGGGCGCGTTGAGTGGCACCAGGAGATCAAGGGCAAGGAGGTGCCCGGCACCAGGGGAAGCGCTCGCGCTAGCGCCTCCCCCTGGCTGCCGTTGCGCATGATCCGGGTGGATGGGGCTGACTATGGCCCGGGCTATGTGGAGTCGGCCTGCATCGCCGATCTGCAGACGGCCGAAGCGCTGAACCAGGCGATTGCAGAGGGTTCGCTGGTGTCAGCGCAGGTGCGCCACTTGGTGAAGCCATCGGCGGTGGTGAATGCAAAGCAGCTTGCAGAGGCTCCCAACGGCGCTTACCTGCCGGGCAACCCTGACGACGTGTTCACCGTTCAGGTGCAAAAAGGCAATGACCTGAATGTTGCCCTGACCGGGCTGCAACGCATTGAGATGCGACTGGCACAGGCCTTCATGCTCGCCGACATGCGCGATGCAGAAAGAGTGACTGCGGAAGAGGTCCGCTTGCAGGCACTTCAGCTCGAGCAGTCCCTTGGATCTATTTACGCCCAGCTGACAGTTGAGCTGCAGGCTCCCTACATCGCTCGCAAGCTGGATCTCTTTATGAGGAAGGGAGGGATGAAGCAGTTGCCAGAAGGCCTTGTCCAGCCTGTGGTCTCGGTGGGCCTGGCTGCAGTTGGCCGAGGGAATGATTTAGAGCAAACCGCACGGTTCATGACCATCCTGCAGCAGACACTGGGGCCCGAGGGTATTACCACCTACGTGAATAGCTCTGAGCTGATTAAGCGCTTGGCGGCGGCTATGGGCCTCGACATCATTGGCTTGGTCAAGACAGAGGAAGAGCTTGCTGCTGAACAGCAGCAGGCACAGCAGATGGCCATGGCGCAGCAGGCGATTGCGGCGGGCATGGCTGATCCACAAAAACTGGCCAACGCTGCTGCGATCGAGCAGGAGATGGCCAGCGCCCAACAAGCACCATCTGAACAACTCGCTCAAGCATGACCGACTCCATTTACAGCCCCGCCCCGGTAATGGACATCCGCAGTGATGTTTCGCCGGAAGGCTTGGTGGCACCAGGCCAGGAAGAACTGGCGCAGCAGTTCCTGCTTGAGCAGGAGGAGGGAGACGAGCTAGAGCCAACCGGTGAGACCGGTGCGCAGCAGGAAGAGCAAGAGCTGCTGTTGGGCAAGTTCCGCTCGCAGGAAGAGCTGCTGAAGGCGTACCAGCAGCTTGAACGGAAGCTGGGCCAGGGCCAGGGCACAGACGAGGATGCGCCGCAGATCCCGGAGTATTCCAGGGACGAATCGATCGAGCAGTACGGAGAGCTGCTCACCGACAAGTTCGAGGAGGCCGGCATCAATCCGTTCGAGATGGCGGCACGGTTTGAGGCTGGTGAGGATCTCAGCGGGTATGTGGACAAGCTGGCCGGCGCCGGCATCCCCAAGCCGGTGATCGAGCAGTATCTGAGCAACGCCAGAGCCGAAGCCGAGCCTGCGGTTCAGGGGCTCAGTGAAGAGGAGGTTCAGCAGTTCAAGAGCATCGTCGGTGGCGAAGAGGCGTTTGAAGAGCTCACCGGTTGGGCCAAGCAGAACCTCACTGAGACGGAACTGGCGTCCTACAACCAGGTCGTCGATAGCGGCAACCGGCAGGCCATCTTCTGGGCTCTGAGAGCGATGAAGCTGCAGTCAGCCATCAGCACGAAGGCCACGAAGCCGGTCCAGAGCCGCGAGCCGAAGCTCATCGGTGGCAGCACCCCCAGCGACGGGCTGTCCTTTGAAAGCATGGGCCAAGTGCTGGAAGCAATGCAGAAGCGCAACAGTCTTGGACAGGTGCTCTACGAGACTGATGACGCCTACCGATCGAAGGTGGACGCGATGGTCGCAAGGAGCGAATTCTTCTAGTACTTTCATTGCAGGACTAGAGAGATGTGACCGCCAAGGAATGGCCCCTGCGGGGACAACCGGACTGCCGCCGTCATTGATCGAGGTTCGCAAATGAAACTGCTATGGCACCCGCCACCCCCCCAACCGCAACACTTCAGCGCCTTGGCCAGATCAAAGGCACAGGCGACGACCGCGCCCTGTTTCTGAAACTCGGGATTGCGGAAGTTATTGGCGCGATGGAGACCAACTGCGTCTTCCGCGGCAAGCTCAAAGAGCGCAACATCAAAGGCGGCAAAAGCGCTGCCTTCCCTATCGCGGGCAAGATGTCTGCGCGCTACCACACACCTGGCGAGCCCATTCTGGGCCAGGGCAACGAGCCCAGCGATCTGAACGAGGTGATCATCAACCTCGATGGACTGCTGATCGCCGACACCGTGGTGTATGAGCTCGATGAGCTCATGTCTTACTGGCCCGTTCGTCAGGAGTACACCAAGCAGCTGGGTCTGGCTCTCGCTTACGAGTGGGACCGCCGTGCTGCCCGTGTGATCTATGCCGCAGCCAAAAGCGCCACTGAGCCTCTGGCTCTTTCCAAGAACCAGCCCCGCACTGGTGCTGGCCTGACCCTCAGCGCTGGCTATGCCGCCGCTACGGCTCAAGCCAAAGGTGATGAGCTCGTTTCCAAGATCTTCGATGCCCGCGTGGCACTGGAGAAGAAGAACGTGCCCATCAACGGGATGTATGGCATCTTCTCCCCTGAGGAGTATTTCTACATCTCGCAGTCCAGCCGTGCGATCAACGCCGATTTCAACGGTGGTGGAGGCAGCAACGGCACCATCGCCGAAGGCCGCACCATGAGTGTTGCCGGCATCCCGCTGTTCATGAGCAATCATGTGACGCAGGCTGCCTACACCAACGTCACCGGCGACAAGAACACTGCTTATCAGCAGGATCTGTCCAAGTGCGTCGGCATGATCTTCTCCCGTGATTGCGCCGGTGTGCTCACCCTGAAGCAGCCCAAGCTGCAGCTGACCTCTTCCGATTTCAACATCCAGTACCAGGGCACCCTGATGCTGGCAAGTATGAGCATCGGCATGGGCCCCCTGCGCCAGGAGTCTGCTGTTGTGATCGAGAAGCCGTAGGATTCTGGCCGAGAGGCTTCGTCTTCCAAGGGGATCGCAAACGGGAGGGCCCATGGCCCTCCTTTTTCATGCCCCGTACCATGAACAGTGCACCAGTGCATGTGTCATGGGCCTGCAAATCCAGGGTGTCACGCCAGGCAGGACCACCCTGCTCGAGGCCGTGAACATCGCGCTGGCTTGTATCGGTGAGCAGCCAGTTAATAGCCTTGATGGTCAGCAGGTGGGCGAGGTCTGGATGGCCGAGCGCACGCTGCTTGAGTTCCACAAAGAGGGGCAGACCCGTGGCTGGAGCTGGAACATGGAGTACGAATACCCGTTTTCCAGGGACGAGACGAGTAAAGAGATCACGGTCCCCGAGAGCGTGATCTCATTCAGCCTGGATCCCTACCGCTGGAACGGACGATTCCAGCTGCGCGGGCAACGGGTTTACGACCGGCTGAAGCGGACCTACCAGATCGAGGACGGGATCAGCCCGCTGGCAGCGGATGTGACGTGGCTGCTCTCGTGGGATGAATCGCCGGAAGCCTTCAACCGTTGGGTGACGATCCGGGCGGCCCGGGTGTTCTCCGACCGCGTGCTGGGTTCCGAGCAGGTGTTCAAGTTCACGGCGCTGGATGAGCAGCAGGCCCTGGTGGAGCTCAACCGGGTGGAGTTCGATCAGCACCAGCCCAATAGCTTGACTGGCGGCCGCGGCCTTCAGCCCTTCCCCACCTACCAGGCTGGTTTTGGTCTGGTGGGCCGGCGCATGGGTGGAGGCCACTACCTTGGCTGAGCTCTACAGCTATTCGATCCCCAACCTGATTCAGGGGATCAGTCAGCAGCCGGACTCGCAGCGTGATCCATCGCAGGGCGAGATTCAGGTCAACGGCATGTCGAGCATTGCCGAGGGTCTGCGCAAGCGCGACGGCACCAACACCCTGGCGAAGGTGAGCGATGCCGCGTTTGGCGATGCCTACTTCCACTCGGTCCTGCGGGACGAAAACGAGGAGTACCTGGCCGTCATCACCAAGACATCGATCAAGGTTTTCGATCTGGCCGGCAACCAGAAGACCGTGAGTGCCCCAGATGGCTATGGCTACCTCTCCACGATCACTGACGCCCGGAATCAGATCCGTGCATCGACGATCGCCGACTACACCTGGGTGCTGAACACCCTGAAGTCGCCGGAGATGGACTCGGCGCTCAGTCCGGTGACAGCGAGGCCCGCCACCCATGAAGCTCTCATCTGGGTCAAGGCTGCCAACTACGGCCAGAAGTACACCGTCACCCTGAACGGCACGACGGTGACGGTGACCACGGCCACGGCCGCAGTGATTGTGGCTGGCACCACGGTGACGGAGGTGAAAATCAGTGCCGCTGAGATCGCCGATGCGATCAAGACCGGCCTAGCCGGCGTGACCGGGGTGACGATCGATCAGTCCGGCTCGGTGCTGCATCTCAAGAGTTCGAGCGCGATGACGCTTAAGGCCACGGATGCCCGGGCCAATGCGGACATCACGGCCATCACCAACTCGGTGCAGTCCTTCACCGAGCTGCCGACGATCGGCCCGCGGGGGTATCAGATCGAGATCGACGGCGATCCCGGCAACAAATGGGATGGCTACTACGTGGAGTTCCGCCCGCGTGAAGGCCTGGGTAATTTCGGCGAGGGCTCCTGGGTGGAGACGGTCGCCCCTGGGACCCAGTACAAGCTGAAGCCCAGCACGATGCCTCATGCCCTGGTGAGGCTGCCGGACGGCACCTTCTACTTCGGCCCCGTGGATGGCAGAACCGTGGGGACGGTGAAGCTGCCGAAGTGGGGAGAGCGGACCTGTGGCGACTACGACACGGTTCCAGACCCCAGCTTCGTGGGTAAGTCGATCAACGACATGTTCGTCTACCGCAACCGCCTGGGGCTGTTGTCGGATGAGGCGGTGGTGCTCAGCCGCTCGGGTGAGTTCTTTGAGTTCTTCCCGGAGACGGCGACCACGATCCTGGATTCGGATCCGATCGACATCTCCTCGAGCAACAACCGGATCTCGGTGTTGCGCTACGCGGTGCCGTACCAGGACGAGCTGGTCATCTTTAGCCCCCAGAGCCAGTTCCGGTTGAGCAGCGGCGACCAGCCGCTGACATCGCAGACCGCGCGGCTGACGGTGCTGACGCAGTACGAGGCCGACATGGGGTTGCGCCCCAGCCAAGTGGGCAGCGGCGTGTTCTTCGCCCAGCAGAACGACGTCTGGAGTCGCTTCCGGGAGTTTGCGCTGCTTGGCAGCGGCAGCGGCGTGGTGGCCAACGCGGTGGACATTAGCGATCACGTCAGCGCCTACCTGCCATCGGACATGTTCAAGATGGCCGCCAACGACACCGGGAACGTGCTGTTCTTCGTGTCGGCCCGCAGCGGCTACGAGAACCGGATCTACGTCTACAAGTTCTTCAACCGCAGCGATGGTCAGAGCGCTCAGCGGGTCCAGGCCAGCTGGAGCTACTGGGACTTCGCTGGGTGCGACAAGGTGCTCTCGATCCTGTGTGTGCGCGAGTCGCTCTACTGCCTGATGCAGTACGGCACCAAGGTCTACCTAGAGGTGATTTCGGTAATGGATCGCCTGGCGGAGGAAACCGGAACGCCCTACCCGATGTTGCTGGACCGTCGGGTGAGCAACACCACGGTGACCAGTGTGGCCATGCGCATGGCCAATGGTGTCTACAACGCCGCCACGGAGACCACCACTTGGACGCTGCCCTACACAGCAAATACGACCACTCAGCTGTGGTCTGGTTACAGCCTCACGCCGGGTCGAAAGATCGGCGGGGTGCTGTTGGCCACGATCAGCAGCGGCACCACCTTCACCTGTCGCGGCGACTGGAGCAATGCGGACGTGTTTGCTGGTGTGCCGTATCAGTTCCGGTATCGCTTCAGCAGGTTCAAGACGATGAAGGATGTGGGCATTGGCAAGGCCGCGAGCAACACGATCCGCACGCAGGTGCGTAACGCAAAGTTGCGTTACCACGAGACCGGCTATTTCGAGGTGACGGTCAGCCCTGAGCACCGGCCGACGGCCACCTACAAGTTCGACGGCACCATCCTTGCCACCCGAGGGTCGGCGATCAGCGCCGCACCGAACGAGCCAGCTGATGCCGGCCGCTACTACGAGGGCGTGTTCAGTATCCCCATTGCAAGCCGCGGTGAGCAGTGCATCGTTGAAGTGGTCAATTCGACCCCATTGCCGTGCAAGTTCTCTACGTGTGAGTGGACTGCACTACTGACCGCCAAGAGCAAGTCGCTATGAGATGGGCCCCGGCTACTGAGGAGAGGGTGAAGTACGTGGCCAAGCGGCTACGGGCTTCAGATCAGACCGAAGTCAGGCTCAGCCATGGCATTGATCCTTATCTGGTGGCGGTCGAAAGCTGGGCCAGCAGCACGGTCTGTCAAGCGATCGTGGCGGAGGATGGCACGCCTCTTGGTATCACCGGCCTGGACGAAGACCTCATCTGGCTGCTGGGGACAGACGATCTGACGAGCACGAGGATGAGACGTATGCAGCTGTGCAGAGAAGCGGAAGAATGGGTGCAGCATTGCCTTAAGCGAGTGGACGGCCCGATCGGCAACTACGTCTATGCGAAGAACGGTGAGTCGATCCGGTGGCTGAGCAAGCTGGGTTTCACCGTCTTCCCGGCTGAGCCCTATGGCCCGAGCGGCGCACTGTTTCATCCGTTCTGGAGGATGAGCTAATGGATCCCTTAACGATTGGCCTGATCACTGGCGGCCTCAATGCCGGCATGGGCATCTTTGGCGGGATGCAGCAGGACGCTGCAGAACAAGCCCGCTACAAGCAAGAGCTGCAGAACTATAAGGATGCCAAGCGCTTCCAGCGGGCCAATGACAGGTTTGCGAACTGGCAGGCCAGGTTCAACGCGAAGCTGAGCAATACCAATTCCAAGTATCAGTATTGGGCCGAGACTGTTAATTACAATCAGCAGAAGTCCTACGTCAATTCCCTTAGGAATTACGAAACCATCAGGGCAATTCGCCAGGCGGAGACGGTTGCTGAAACAAGGGCCAACGCAATGGCGGCCTACATCGGCGACAGCCAGGCTATCTCAAACGCCTATCAAGAAGCCGACATCCAGGATTCTGTTGGGCGGATGCAATACCGCTGGCGTGCACTGCAAGCGCGGGCTTCTGTGCAGGCTCTTGAGCAGGAGGGCAACTCGGTGGACCGCATCATTAACGACTACTCACGCCAGCTTGGTGATTATGAAACGCTGCAGAACATCAACGCTGGGCTGAGGCAGCGCCAGTACACGCGAGAGCAAGCCGCACAGATCGCGCAATACATCAGTCGATACAACAGCCAGAAGTTTTATGACGAGCAGCCCTACATGGACCCGCTGCCGCCGTTGGCGCCGTTGCCCACGCTGGTAATGCCGCAGCCGCCCTCGATGACGGGCGCAGCGCCCACCAGGCCGACGGGCAATCTCGGCCTAAACATCGCCACCGGTGTGCTCAACGGCGTGCAGGCTGGCCTTGGTGCTTACTCGACGGTCAAAGGGCTGAGCACGCCATCCGCGCCCAGGGGCTCGGGCACCCCCACAGGAGGTGGCTGACATGGCTGAGCGTCTTCCCTTTGGCCAGGTCACGCCTGTCGCCAAGCCTCTCGACACCTACATCCAGCCATCGGCGCAGGAGAGCCTGGCCCGCCCCGCGCAGCCCTCTGAGGTTCGGGCAAGCGGCGGCCTGAGAGCGATCAACACCGGCGGAGGCGGAGTTATTCGCAGCCAGGCCGACCCAGGTCGAAACCTGCAGGCGACGGCTGAGGCCCTGGCTCCGTTCAATCGAGCCCTGACTCAGACGCTGACTGTTGGTGTTGGCATGGTTAAGGCCCAGCAGATCGATGCGGGCTACATCGAGGCACAGAACGAATACGCCCGTGCCCAGCTGGTGATGCAGCAGCAGGCGGAAGTGTCGGCCACCAATGCCGCCAGCCAAATCACGCAGCTGGAGAAGGTGGACCCGGTGGCGGCAATCCTGCTGAAGGACGCCAATCCGTGGAAGCAGATCGGCCGCCGGCGTGCGATCGCGCAGATCGCTGGTGGCGAGGTGGACAGCGCTTTGTCCTCGACGTTGGCCCAGGACTTTGGCCGGCTAGCCGGGCTGCCCCCTGGCAGCGGCGAGCTGATGAAGGCCCGGGTGCAGGTCACCAATCAGGTGATGCAGCGCTACGGGTTGACGGAAGACATGCCGGAAGTGGCGCAGTATTTCACGCCGGCAATGAGCCGTGCGTGGGACAAGTTCGCCACCAAGCACGAGCAGGCCTACAACGACCAGCTGGAAGCGAGCACCACCGCGTCGGGGATTGCGGCGATGGGTGCTGGTCTGCAGTCGATGTATCAGAGCGGCATTCCCTTCAACGGGGCCCAGGTGATGCCTGGTGACCCGATGTGGCCGCAGCTGGCTGGGCTGATGTTGACCCAGGAGATGGACAAGCAGCTGCAGATGATTGGCGGCTCCAGCCGGGTGCGTGCAGCGAAGGAGATGCGTGAGCAGCTGATGGGCAGCTACGGCCAGGTGCCGGGTATGTCCGAGGCGCTCACCTTCGTGCGTGGCGGCGACCCATCAGTGCCGATGGAGAAGCGCCCGACTTGGGGGGCTAGCAATCCGCTGGACATGATCGAGCTCAAGAACCGCGGCAACGAGGCGCGGATCAAGGACTACGAGCTTGGGCAGCAGGGGATCGAGCAGAAGCTGGATTCGCTCTGGTACCAGCAGGGATCGCCCGGGGCGATGTTGCCGACAGACCCCGGCTACCCGGCGGCGTTGATCACGTTCCGCAATCAGGCGGCGGCGTTGGGCTACAGGGATGTCGACACCTACATGAACGGGCGGATGAGCTCGACCTCATCGGTGTTGGCTGAGGCCTACCGGCCGGACCCGCTTGCCAGCCAGGATTTCCTCAGCGCAATCGAGGACACTCCGCCTTCCGCCTTCTCATCCCCCGAGGGGCTGAAGCAGCTGCGCCAGCAGGCTCGGGATGCGGCCAGAGCCGAACCCACCCCTGCACTGCAGGCCGAGCGCTACCGCGAATACAACGAGGCGATCGAGCGCAAGCGCCGGCAGGCAGAAGACGCCACGCCTGGAGTGCAGCAGCAGATCGACCAGGCCCTGCTGCAGGATCTGGCCCTGCCCGAGGTGAAGAAGCTGCTCGACCAGGGCAAGCCCGGCGGCAGCAGCATGATGCAGTCGCTGATCCAGCAGGGCACCAGCGCGGCTGCAGCGGCCGCCAGTGCCTTCGGGCAAAGCAATGCCGTGGCCTTCACCAACGGCGTGCAGAACCTCTATCTGCGGGCGGCTGAGGATGCGCTCAACCAGTGGCGCGAGGACAACCCAGGCCGCGCGATGAGCCCGGCGGCCAAGAACCGGATCGTCAGCCAGGCCGTGGCCGATGCCCGCAAGAGCAAGGCCTACGAGGACCTCTACTCCACGCTGACGGGCAAGAAGCCTGGGCAGGTCGGCCCTGGCTCTGTCGGTACTGGCCCCAGCCAGGGCCGACCTGCC